ATGCCATTACTAGAGTCATTGCCTGGTGTTGATAGTGTTGATCGTAGTATGTGTGTTCAGTGTGGTAATAATGATGTGTGCAGTCTGTATGAGAGTTATACGGCATCGATGAGGGTTAATTGTGAGCATCGTACAGAAAAGGCAATAGTATATTATCCTGAACAACAAGCGTTGAATGGGGGGGTAGATTTTAAAGAAGATGAAGAAGGTGGTTTTAATGAATTTTCGATGGCTGTTTTGTCATGTGGTAGTAGGTGGATAAATGCAGAGTGTGAAGGAAATTCGGGTCATAGGTTTTTTATTGAGCTGCATTGTGGCAAAGAGTATTGCCCGAAATGTGGTTTAAAAGGTAGTAAGGTGCACAATAAGCGCGTTAAAAAAGCCATGCTTCGGTTAAACCATATTGAGAGATTTTCTACGTTAACGATAACGGTTCCAAAGGAATATTCTGAAATGTTTTTGGAACGTAGTAAGTTGGATAGTTTTTATAAGGCCGGTATAAGAGTGGCAAAAGAAATTGGTGAGGGTGGATTTGCAAGGATCCATTTTTTTGGAGATAAAAAAGAGACCTGGCTTGAGCTTCACCCTCATTTAAATCTTTTGATAGTTGATGGTGGTTATTTGGAATACGAGAAACTTGAGGATATAAAAAGGTCTGTGGGTAGGTCTTTCCGGGCGATAATAGGTAAGGATGTACCGGTTAATTTACATTATAAATTTTACAGAAAAGAGGGTGATGTTTGGCTTGATAGTAGGGGTAATAAGTGTAAGGGGAATATTCTTCGGCATAAGGTGAAGTATATAACAAGGGCGACTGTGGGTTACGAGAGAATAAAAGGGTTAGAGTATGGTTTAAAGGAAAGTTTGATTGAATTGTTGGAAGGTGATAAGGAAAGTCATAAAAGGATACTTTTAATGAGGTGGTTTGGGAGTATGAGTAATAATAAATACAAAAAAACAATAACAGAAAAGTTAGGCGTTGGGGCGTTGGATGGTGAAAGTGACAAGATGTTATGTCCGTGTTGTAATGAAGAGATGACTTTTAAGTTGGTTGATAGTTTTTTGGTGCCTCCAAAAGAACAAATGGAAGAAGTTTTTCCGGGTGTGTATAGAGTGCGAAAAGATACGAAAATGGTAGGTGAGGACTTTAAATCGGTTAAAGAAGGGGTGTCTAATGTGGGTATTAAGGGTAATTTTTTTAATGGTGGGTTTTAGTGTTATGTTAAGTGTGATTGGTTGTAAGGGGGTGCAGAAAAGAGAGGATTTAGGATTTGGAGATTTGGTAAATGCGCCTTTTGAAAGCGTGAGTGAGGTGGGTTTCAATGGAAGTGTTTCTGTTAATGATATCGTAGGTGGTTCAGATTCGAAAGATGTTGAGATTGGTAGGGGTGTAGAGATTGATGTTCAGGTTGATGGGCAATTTGAATTATTTGATGTAGTAAAGATGCTTTTGATTCAGTTTGGTTATTCGTTGACGTGTGCTTCAGAGGGTAAGGTTATGGTGTCTGTAGTTGGTAGTTATACAGAGGATGAAATAGTAACGATAGCAAAGGGAATTTGTGAAACTCTTGGGTACTCGTTGGTTATTGATGGCCGGATATGTACGATTGTGAGAGTTGATAAATCGAGGTCAGTGCCTGATTATGTAATGGCATTTAAAACGAAGTATGTTCTTTTAAATAAAGATTTATTGGGTGATATTCAATCAACGGGAGATTTAAAGGTTTTGGTATTTAAAGATATTGTTGTTGTTTATGGCTTGAAACAGCAGGTGTTGCGGATTGTTGAGTCATTAAAATTAATGGACATAGATTATTTGCGTGGTTGTTTTGTGAAGTTTGTGAGCTGCTTTGATGCGGAAAAGGTTATTTCTTTGATTTCGGGTATGTATGAGCTGGAAGGGGTGAAGGTTATAAAGGTTTCTGTTGATTTGGTTGTAGTGGTTACTCGTTCTTCTGATTATATGACGTACATATCGCGGATGATAAAGAGTCTGTCTTCTTATTCTACTATGTCTGAGGTTTATGTTTATAAGGCTAGGTATCGCGATGTTGATGAAATTAAGAGTTATATAGATACGATTGAGAAGGTAGATATGAAAGTTGATAAGGAATTGTCAGCTTTGTTTTTTAAATGTTCATATGATCGTTTTGTGGTTTTGAAAAAGTATTTAGTTTCTTTTGATGTATTGAGTAAACAAGTATTGATGCGGTTGTATATGGTTGATGTGAGAGGTACCAGGGATTCTGGTTTTGGATTGGATTGGTGGGTGGATGCAGGTTCTTTTAGTTTAGATAAAACAAGTTTTGGGTCTTTGATGTCAAGCGGGATTAGCGGGGTGTATAAAGTGGGGAATGTAAAGGCTTTTTTTAAGATGCTTGAAAAGGTGTTGGATGCAAGAGTGATAAATAAGCCGAGTGTATTTGTGAAATCTGGTCAGGAAGCGGAAATTAAATTTACTCGTAGTGTGCCTGTATTGACTTCTAAGGGGTCAGGTCAGTCTGTAGGGGTTGGTACAGGGATTATCCAGAACATTGAATATAAGGACGTTGGGGTAATCTTTAGAATTACTCCAGTGTGTGTTGGTAGTAATATCCTTATAGAGGTCTATGTTGAAAATTCGTTATTACAGAAGGATACAGGGGTTGAGAATAATCCTTTATTTCTCAAAGATTCGGTAAGAACTAATTTTACTGTGCGCGATGGTTCTTTTTGTGTTTTAGGAGGGATTAGGTATGACAATAATGAGGTTTCGGTAGATGGTGTGCCGTTTTTGAGTAGGATAAAATATTTAGGGTATTTATTTGGAGGGTTTAAAAGGTCTAATGAAAAAAGAGAAATGTTAGTGTGTTTGTATCCGAAAGTAGTAAGGGATGAATATGAGTTTGATCGGTTGAGTGAAAGTTTATTAGAGGGTATGAGATTTAATCAAAATTAGGGGGTGCAAAATGGCAAAGGAAATTAAGGGTGTTGTTTTGAAGGGTAAGTATCTCGGCTTTTATGAGATATCGGGTAAAGACGGGAAGAAGTATTTGTATGCACAGGTTCTTCAGGGTGATGGTGGTAGGTCGTCTATTGTTGATGTTAGGGTTAGGAATATTACCGTTTTGGAGGTTTATGAAGAAGGTTCTGAAATAGAGTTAAAGGTTAATATTCAGGAGTTGTTAACGAAGGACGGAAAGCCGTTTATTGTTGTGGATGCTGCTTAAGGGGGTGTGCTGTGGAGTTAGGTGAGACAATAGTTTTTTTAGTGCCTCAGATAATGCCGGACACGGTGGAGGGTTATCAGTATTTCAATTATTTTTTTGGAATACCGATGGCTTTTGCCGTGATAATAATTCCTTTAATGGTTCTGATCATGTTGGTGAACAGGTCTTGAAATGGAAGCAGTAGATTATAATTTTTTAATGGCATTGTCGGGGTTGTTGTGCGGAATAATGTTTTGTATGGCTATGATTTTAGCATTTAAATGAGAGGGGGTGATTACATTGTATAAGTGGTTTTGTCGGGGCGTGGTGTTTTATTTCTTGCCGTTGGTGTTAGGGTTTTTTGTTTGTGCTTCTTTGGCTCGGGCTTACGATATAAACGTTGATTTGACGACTCCGCAAGGGGCTTGTACTGCTAGTTATGTATTTAGTGGTTATGAGCCGGATAAGGCTATTGATAACGATTCTTTGACGTATTGGCTTGCGGCTTATGATGCTTTTGGTTGGTGGAAGTATGATTTTGGGACTGATAATGGAAATCCAATTGAATGTCCAATTGATAAAGTTGTTATCACAAAAGGGACTGGTGGTTCAGATGGAACGTTTGAAGTTTTGGGGTCAAATGATGATGTTTCTTATGATAGCTTGTTTAGTGGGACTATAGTAGCAACAAGTGAATTGGAAACTTTTACGTTTGTGAATAGTGTGAGTTATAGGTTTGTAAAATTGGTTATGTTTGTATCTTCAGGTTCGAGGGATATAAAGGAAATTGAGTTAATGGTAACAACTTTGTCGCCTACACCAACGCCCACGCCTGTGGCGAGTGTGATTTTTGGTAAGGTTGCTGACTTTTATCGGACTCCGTTGGAAGGTGTAGAGGTGATGGTTAATAAGGGTACTGAAACTGTGGGTGTGGTTGAATCTGATATGGATGGCTATTTTGTTGTTAGAAGCAGTGGGGTAGAGGAGTCGGATATTTTGGATTTTTCTTTTGTAAAGCCGAAATTTATTACGGTTAATACGTCTGTTATTGTTGGTGCTGTTTCAGTGGTTGAATGTCCTGATATGTTTTTACAGCGGGGAACAGGGACAGAGTATGCTTTAACTGTAATTGTAATGTCTGATGGTGAATTGGTTCCTGGTGCAAAGGTTCGTTTTAAAAGGGCTGGTTTTTATCCTTTTGTTTCTTATACGAATGGGTCTGGTACTTGTATTATTAATAGATTAAGGGATAAGCTTTATGGTTATGTGGTTACGTGTGATGGTTTTGTTAAGTTGAGGGGTACGAAGCAAGTGACCGTTAGTGAGGATTTGCCTTTGGAGTTGGTGGCAGAGTAGTTGTTTTAAAGGTTTTTTTTCGTGTGGTTGTTATTTTGTAGTTTTTTTTAATTTGGTGAGAGGGGGTGATTATAGTGTTTAGGCTGATTAAAAATGTTTGGGGAAGGGTAGGGGTTATTGTTAGTACAGGCGTTTTAGCTGTTGCTGTGGTGGTTGGCTATATGCAAGTGGCTAGTGCTGCAATTGATTTAACGGATTTTTCTCTTTCTCTAACTACCATTGAGATCTTAGTTCCGATTCTTCTTACTGGCGGGGCTGCTATGTGGGTAGTTCGTAAACTAATTAAGTCTACGAATAGGTCTTAGGTGCTTGGGTAAGGGACGTGGGTTTTGCTTGCGTCCCTTACTGTTTTGAAGGGGTCTGTTTATGTTGGTATTCGCTGAAGTTTTGGTAGATGTGCCTACAGTTATTGAGATTAATACATTAACTTTGGTTATGGTTTGTGTTGCATTTGTGATGTTGTGTTCGTTAATTTGGGTTGCGCGTAAGTCTATAAAAACAATAAATAGGTCTTGATTATGAAACAGGTTTTGTTTTGTGTTGGTGTTATATTAATTACAACTAAAGCGTATGCTGTAAGTAATAGGGATTTTAATAATACGTTTAATGATATGGTCTCTATGGTTGCTCAGTTGAATACGTGTTCGTATGGGTATTTGAGTTGTGTTGGTCAAACTTGTTCGGACAAGTTGCCGTTTGGATTAAGGATACAGGGCTGTCCTAGTGCTGGCTTGGTAACGCTTGATGTTAGTTATCATGTTGGTGAAACTAAGTATTATTTTATAGTTACGTGTGGTAATGCTTATTCAAATGGATTGGCCAGGGACGCCTTTATATATGCTGACAATGTGTTAATTTCGAGGCATTATGTGTCACCTAGTCAATATGCGAATAATTTTTCTGTTGATCCTGTATTTTCGTATTTAGGTAGTTTACCTGATGTAAATAATTTACCTTATGATTTGCCGCCTGCTGATGAATTCCCGGGTAATAGTATGTTGGTTAATGTCGAGACGTGTGGGGGTGTAGAAAATGGTTATAAGGCAGTATGGGTTGATTTGTGTGATGGTAGGGTTTTTTATACTGCTAAAGGAATATGTGATAATGGGGTGTATGGTTGTTATAATAGTCCTGATTTTTCTTCCTGTTTTTCGCCGACTCCGACTTTGACTCCCGAGCCATCGCCCACGCCTACGCCGACGGAATCACCTACGCCGACGGGTACGTCAACACCAATTTTAACACCTACGCCTTTTCCTTTGCCTACTGATCCGCCTCCAATATCTCAGGTTGGTACCATAACTGGAACGCTTGATTTAAACAACGGTAATATAAATGTTACGGTTAAAATGCCTGATCAAGAGCAGTTATCTCCTTATTTTAAAAGTGGACAAGCTGAAGAAAATAAAATTAATGAGATAGATGATGAAGTGGTATCTGATGAAGTTCCTGATGTTGGTCAAACTACTGAGTTGGAATACACTTGGCTTGATGATTTGCTTGGTGTTTTGTCTAATCATACGATTTTGAGTGTTATTAATGGTTCTCATATTGTGTCGTCAGGTGAGTTGTGTGAAATATCTTATGTTATTTGGGGTAAGACTATCACTTTTTCTTTTTGTGATTGGGAGTATTGGTTTGATTATTTAGGTTATTTTGTTTTTGCTTTTTCTTTGTATTATGCAGTTGTTATTGTCTTTTTAAAGGGGTCTTGATGTGGGTATTCTTCTGAAAATATTTCAATTGCTTGGGGCTAAGTTCACTAAAGATTTTGTTATTTTTTTGGCTTTGAAGGTGTTTTTGACGTCTTTGGTTTTGATATCTCTGCCTATTGCATTGACTTATTATGGTTCTACTTTTTTGACTGGTATTTATGACAGAGTTACTGATTATGCGTCTACTCAGTTGGGAAGTAGTTCTCTTGAAAGTGTTGTTTTGAATGTATCCGGTTTAACTGCTTTTTTGGTTAATCATTTGAAATTGGTTGATGCGTTTAATGTTATTATTACTGCGATTGGTCTTAGAGTCCTTTTGAATCTTATTCCTTTTTCAAAGGTTTAGTATGATAACTTTAATTGAAGGTCGTATAGGCTCTGGTAAGTCATATTTTGCAGTGAGAGATATCCTTTATCAGTATTTTACATTTGATTTAGATAAGGTTCAATGGATACCTCGAAGTGATATTGATGTTGAAATTTATTCAAATGTAGATGGTTTTTGGGTGGTTAAGAGTTTAGACGAAGAAATTAAAAAGGCCGGTGGGTTAGAGATTTTTTTTTCTGAGTCTTATCAAAAGAAATTTACCAAGTTAAAGCGTCATGTTTATGTAATTGATGAGGCCCAGAAGTCTACTTTGTTTCATAAAAAGTTTTATAATGCTGAAGTCTTTTATGTTTTTGAGTTTTCGCGACATTTAGGAATTGATTTTTTTTTGATTACTCAGGATTTGTGGAAGCTTTCTCCTGGTTTAGTTAATCTGCCTGAAATACATATAAAAGTACAGAGACGTTCTCTTGCTGTGTTTAGGAATTCTTTCACATATATGTATATGAGTGATAGAGATGTTTTAAAAAAGATGTCTCTTAAGAAGGATCCTAGAGTGTTTGCTGCTTATCGTTCTCAGCGGGTTGCTGTTCGTGATACTTTAAAAAGTTTTTCGCGTCGTTATATATTAATTTTTGGTTTATTGTTTTGTTCTGTTGCGGGTGGTTTTTATATGTTTACAAAATCTTTTTTTTGGACGATGGAGCGTTCTTCTAAGAATAAGAAGGTTGTTAACCATGTAGAGAAAGTTGAAAAAAAGATGTTAGCTGTGGTTGGTGATTATGTTTTTTATAATGTAGGTGGTAAAGTTTTAAAAGAGAAAAAGTAGAATTGCTGTTTGTGCAGTCGAGGGATAAGAGACGGCACAAACAGCAGTAAGTGAAAGATATCGCTTTTTTTGTATACTAGATATTGTAAAACACAATATGTTGTATTTTACTTAGTGTAAAGGGGGTGTAAGATGGGGTTGACGAGTTTAGACGTGGTAAAAGTTTATTGTGATTTTTCAGTTGTGTATATTCAGGAAAAACTTGAAGAGTATGGTTATAAGGTAAAGCTGAGTATGGTTGCAAATATGTTACAGATTGTTTATTTGGAAGTAGAGTTGGAATGGGAAAAGACTGAAGAGGGTTTGAGTCAAAGTGTTGATGGAGGGCTTCTAGGGGTCTCTGGGGGTTTTTTACATGCCTGA